CCAAGTTTGGTTGGTCATTATTCAAAATGTCCAAATCACGCAATTGGTGCTTCACAATTAACAACTACACGACTGCCTTACCTATACCAGGCCATTGTAAACTTATGATATGCAACCAAGAGTTCGCAGCTACTACCGCTACTCCTCATCTACAAGGATATATCGAATTTAACCATGCTGTGGCGCTCTCTTTTCTTCGTAATTGGCAACCTTCGGGCCACTTTGAAATTCGTAAAGGCACCCAATATGAAGCCGTTAAATACTGCGTCAAAGATTACTTGGACGATTCAATTCCTAACGTACCTAATTTCTCTGAATCTCGTATTGGTGATATGGATGTACTTGGTCTTCAATGGTTTGGTATTGATGAAAATCTTACTTTATTGGAATTCCTTGAGACTCTTAACGTGTCTCGTGTATCTAAACTGGCTGAAATGGCCAAGATGATCGATAATGGAGCAACAGACAGAGAACTAGCAGCTTTTGATATCGACGTCTGGGCTAGATCTTACAGAGCACTTAACCAATACAGACTTATTACTGTTGATGAAAGATGTTGGGAAATGGATATTATTGTTATATACGGACCTACTGGAACCGGAAAATCAAGATTAGCTTGCGAAGAAAACCCTGGTTGCTACTGGAAACAACGAGGAAAATGGTGGGACAACTACACTAACCAACCTACAATCATAATTGATGAATTCTATGGATGGCTTTCTTGGGATGTTCTACTACGACTTTGTGATCGTTACCCACTTTTAGTAGAAACGAAAGGAGGACAAGTTCAATTCGCTGGTAAAAAAATAATTTTTACATCGAACGCAGAACCATGTACATGGTACGAAAACGTATATTTTCCTGCCTTTGTCCGACGAGTGACGTCATGGATTTTTATGCCTGAATGTGATGTTAAACATATTTGTTCTAACTATAATGAATTTCTTGGTAAAATTAATACAACAAACTTAAACAATATTCAATAAAATTTTTATTTATTCTTATCTAAATGTTTAATCCGCAACCCGCCTCCAGCGGTCCTGCGGGGGTTAGGTGCTGTTGCCGCGGGCCATGAGCATACTCATTAATTCGCAGCTTGATTTTTAATAATATCCGAAAACGTAACATTAAATGTCATTATAGCTTGAAACGGCATTGAATCAGCATTCGAACCAGGAAGAGAATCAACTCCACAAATAAAATATGTCGGAGTCGCAGGATTACTCCCTTGGGCTGATTTCAAAGTATCATCCAACTTCGAAATCTTATGAAGTGCAGCAGGCCAGCACTTCATACGTAACATAGGCATCTTACCACTAGTAGTTTGAGGACAATAACGCCAAACAACATTCGTATTACCTTCCTCAATTAAAGTATTTAGAGAAGTAGTATAATCAGTAGCCGACTTATCTCTAATAATAAACATGCGTACCGCACGTTCATTGGCTGCATAATATTGTGACGTATTTGTGGTAATCCCTTCCACTGTGGATAAAACCACACTGTTATTCACAACATGAGTACCCGCAGCAATAAATGTTATATATGCATGATTAACTTGATACGTATCATACAAAGCGGCATAATTATCCCTAAACATCGGTTGATGTCCAGTACCTGTAAAATCAGGATCAAAAATAGAATTAGCACGAAAAACTTGAACACTAGTCGACCCATCACCGGGATTAAGATTAAAATCTTGAACATAACGCAAATTAACAGTTTTTGTATTTGGAAAAGATCCTAAAGCTAACTTTGGTTTCCTATATAATTTCATTCGAGTACCCTTAAATCGCTTACCAACTCTAAAAGCCCTATACAACTTTTTTCTACGGTATACCGGATTACGACGTCGTCGTCGATAAGTACTCTTCGCCATGCTAATTAATTAATGACAAAATATCCAAAAATAACCCATGGTCTTTTGGCTCAGGCAATGTCCCGAGCTATAGACCCATGATCTTATGGCTCGGCACATAGGATGTGGGTAATACTGAACCACATCCCATAGGCCTCGGCTCGCCAAGTTTGGTTGGTCATTATTCAAAATGTCCAAATCACGCAATTGGTGCTTCACAATTAACAACTACACGACTGCCTTACCTATACCAGGCCATTGTAAACTTATGATATGCAACCAAGA